AGATTCCTGGGGGGAATTTAGGATCTTCTTCTAAACTATCTATTGCTATATCAAGACTCTCGAAATAAGTTGGATTTATCACTTCCCCGCTATCTACTATTTCTTGAATAGTAGACATTTGTTTTTCTATATCATCTACCATTGGCTGAAATTCAGCTTTTATAGATTTAAGTTCTCCTGCCCTTTTTTGAAATTCTTTTTCTGCCTGCGTTAATCTAAATTTAACTACAGGAGTTGCTTGCTCATTAAAGAGCTTTTGCAAACCTTGTACTTCATTATTGAGCTCTTCTATGTTGTATTTTTTTATTTGCTTAAGATAATTTGTATTTTCCTCAAGATTTAAAAAATCTTTTCTAAGCGCATTGATTAATTCGAGGTCAAGTCCTTCCTCTTCTAAATCGTTAATTCGCTGCTCTAATGCAGTAAATTTTTCATCCGATACCACGCCACCGCTTTTAACGACAGATGCAATTTCTTCTCTCATAGTGACGCCTATTGCATTTGCTTTAGCAGTCATAGTTTTACTGTCGAAATTATATTCTTGCACTAAACTACTTAGAACTGCCTCGGCCTCTGAGGTTAAAAGTCCTCTAGATAATCCCTTACCTTTACTTCCATCAGTCTTAGAAATGTTATCTTCTAATGATTCTAAAAATTCTTTTTTCTCGGCCAGAGTCCCTCTAGATCTATAATCACCCCTAAGACGCTCAGCATTAGCAGTCACCGTCATTGCATTAACTTTTCTAGCAACTTCCTCTGGGCTGAAATTCCCAGCCACTAAGTATGCCTCGTACCGATCAATTTCGGACTCCATAAAAGAGTCCCAATCGACATAAGAGCCTTTGGATAAATCTTCTATGTTTCTTCTAAAATTGCGCTCACCCTGAATGACTTCAGCTTTTCTTTTTGCATTTTCTTTTTTCTGATACTTTTCAGAGTAGTCCAAGAAAAACCCATTCTTGGCGTTTTCCATATTTAACTAACACGACTCTGCTGCAACCGGGTCAAACAGCTGTAATGACTCAGAAAATCCTTCGACAACAGCGCTTAAGTTCATATTAAGATCCGATGGATCAATGTCATCATTTTGAGCATTGAACAAAACCGTACCCATAGTCTGCCTAGCCAAAACCTCCATTTTTAAACTTATTGTTTCCTTAGCGGCATCGTATGCAGCACGTTCCTCAATATTAAAACTAGACTTATCTCTTCCCTGAAAAGACTCTAAAGTTGCCTGAGCATCGAGCACTCCTCTTTCAGCGCCTAATATCTTTTTTTCCCGAGAGGCTGTTTCAAAAGCAAAACTTGAAATTTGTTGTAGCGCCGCAGCAGTTCCTGATTGAGATCTAATTATTTCTTTGTTGGCAGCAAAATCAATTGATGGGACTCCTCTTGGCCCAGCAGTTCTTATCGGCTGATATAATAATTTTTCAAATATTTCACTCATTTTTATCCGATCCTATCAAAAACTTTGTTCAACAATTTCTGCTGGGCCACCAGTTCTTCGCCCAAAGGGTGATGAGCTAAAAACACCCAATTCACTACCCATTTGATAAGCGCTTCCAAACTGAGCTAATGCATTCATATATCCCTGCCGCTTGGCAGTAGTACCTGCAGATTGATATTGTGCGACTTGTATCAATCCTCCAGCCTCAATTAACTTTGCCTGCTCTTGACTTAAAATTTTATTTTCTTGGCTCGCATAAAAATCTGTCAAACCCTTTTCTAAATTTGCTGTAACCAAGTTGTCAACAGAGCCAGAAAAAGGATCAATAGACCCGGCGGCTGCCCTGGCGTTTACAGTACCTAAATTTCTTGCCAAGTTTTTTAAGACTTCTACCCCATCTTGCCTATATTTTAATGTATCTGCTCTTTGCGATAGAGCCGCACTTCTAGCTTGTATAGCGGCCTGTTGAGCTTGCTGATTGTACATTGCTTGTTGAGCTTGGCCTTGCCTAATACTAGATATGCCACCAACAACTGCTGCTGCTACCGCTACATATTGCATATTATTGCCCCACTGACACTTTGTAATCCAAAGCAAGAACCGTCATATCGAGCGGGACACTTTGGGTAATTGTAATTTGACCCTCTTTATTAAAACCAAGCAAAGGGCCTACGGTTTTTATTCCAGTAAATGGAGGAACAGATGTATCTAAATTAGATTCTCCAAATTGCAAGAAAGACACTTGTTGACCATTTACTGTTAGAGATTGAGTTTCATACAACTCAGCGTTTACCTCTAATATACGTTTTTTAAATCCCCTCATAGAGCCAGATTGGATTTGGGGCTCAACAGGCATTGTTTTTATTTCAACATCAAAATTAAATCCCACCTCATAAGAGGTAACACTTGGCCTATCAAAAGATATTGTAGCTGGCGAAGATGAGACGTCAGCTGTTTCATCTGGCTGAATAGTTCCATCCAATATAACTTTAACTGTTTTATTTGCTAAATTTGGTGCTGCTACACTACTTGCAACAGCATTCTCCTGAATTGCCATATCCAAGTGTAAAGAATCGTCAAAATATTCAACACTATACGAAGTTGGCTTCAAAAAATCTGTAACAACTAATCTTGTTGCATCTGTAGTAGTAAGCTCCAAATTTTCCATCCCTGGATCAAGCCTTTGAATAAAAACTTGAGCACCACTCTTGCTAACACCGAACGATCCGTTTGCGTCAAGCGCTTGGAATATATTTAATGCTGTTGTGCTGTCGCTACTATAGGGCCTAAAGAAATAAGTATTCCCGCTCGGAGAACTTGGAGGCGATGACCCCGCAGCCTCGGCTTCTAGCAAAATTGTTGTCCCATCATTTTTTTTAAATGTAACTTGAGTACCAACTGCTATATTGGCATAGTCTGTAACAGTAATTGTTGCACTGGTTAAAGACCCTGTTGTTCTTTTTGTTACAACAAAAATTCTATCAACATCAACACCGACAGATATAAACTCACCATCAGTTGTAAACTGCGAAGGAGCTGTTACTTCTTGTGATCTTAATAATGAAAAAACAATCATTGAGCCATCATCGCCATTAACAATCATTAGGCGATCACTTTCGTCAGTTGATGTTGCCCGTCTAATTGCCATTTCAACTGGGGTTTTAAATAAATGCCCAGAAAGCATAGATACATTACTTGTGTTGTATGCAAGCTCTGTGTCAGTAAATGCTAGTTCATTAAGAGATTTACCTTCTCGTTGAATAAAAAGAGTGCCGCTATCAACGCCAACAATAGAAACATCAGGTTTCGATCCATTTCTTGTAGCAACTTTTACAATAAAGTTTCCAGGGGTTATTGGTTCTAGATTTGCTTGTGGGACATAAAACTCACCACCAGTAGTAAATATTTGTAAATCTCTACCGGAAAAGATATCTGTTACTGAGTTAAGATTTGCAGTAGAAAGAGTTGCCTCAAGCGCAGCATCATCTAAACCCTCGCCTTTGTCGAAATTAAAGAAATCATTAACTCTAGACGCCCATACAGTAGATGGTAAAGATTTTGACCCAGCAAGCCAAAGCCTTCCCTCATGAAATGTAACTGCCTTTGGCCAACCTCTTGAAGAGGACCAAGCCTCTTCGTAACCTCTTTCGAATTCAAAATCGGCTTTAAGTATGATATCAGTATTAAATAATGGAACCTCTGCTACGCATTCAAGGGTATGGTTATCCACCTTTCTGACAATTCTTAAGCGACCAAAAGGAATAACATTGATATATTGATTTTCGTAATAAGCAGCAGATTGAGTAAATACATTACTTTCACTAGATCCGCCACTTTTAATGGCTTCTACTTTTATATTTCCAGAAGTTGTATCAACTCGCAAATGGTCAAAACTATCAGCAGTAAGTGTGCTTCCTGCTACTGTAGATATTGTAAAAGCAAAATATGGAACATTAGTAAATGGGATAGTAGATTTTGTCCATTCATCGTGATCTGCCCCTCTAATTAATTTTAGTGGTGGTAAATCCTCATGAACAAAAATTATAGTATCCGCTGATTGAGCAAAACGTAACTCTGGCAGTATTGCCGCTGTTAGCTCTGGGATAACAACAAATTTATTTGATGTTCCATTTATATTTTCTACTAATACCCCATCTCTATAAACGTACAGATAACCTGGGATAATGACAAACATATAACTGTCATCAACATTAAATTCAAATGGGATAAGTCTAACGCCATCACCAGCAGTTGGGCCTATGTTACTAACATATCTTAAGCCCTCTCTTCGCCTAGCCCCACCTTGAGGCTGGATGATTACATTCTTGGCTGTCTCTAACGAGGAATAATATTGCTTTAAATCAATCCTAGCCCTGAGTAATGGATCGATTTCTCCAACAGCAAAGTTTGTTTGCATTTGGACAATTCTGCTCATCCTCTAACCGATATAAGACTGAAATCTTCAATCGCCTCTATTTGTTTATTTTGACCGTCTATTGATGATGCAACCCTGAAAAAACCTCCTCTCATGTTTTCTGATGGAGATCCATTGGCCAATACTCTAAAATATTCAGCTTTTGTAATTTGATCGGTAACTGTTTCAGCTATATTCCAAGCCATAGTGTACTTTAACAATTGCACAAAGTATGTAGGCATCTCACCCTCTGGCGGGGAATATTGATAATCAACATAAACTTCTTCATAAGAGCTGAGTAATTTATCGCCTAATATCTCCCATCCATATTGGATAGGTCTAGCGCCTGAAGAACTTGAATTGAAAACAGCTCTTACATTATTAATTCTATCACCCGGGAGTTGATACTCATATCTAAACTCATTTATAGGGGTGTTAACTGTTCTAGTCAGTTGTATTTTTTTGTACGAAAAACTCCAAGGATACATACCTAATGTGCTATCCCTAATATCGTCATATAAACGATCTGTAATCTGAGCGCTATCTGTCCCCTCAGAAAATGAAGAGAGAGGCGAAGCTCCCAGCATTATCAAAGCGTCTGAACAAATAGACAATTTGGTATCACCAGATGCCATACCTCTCCTTCAATTTGGGGCAACCTTTTACGGCTGCCCCTATTAGTCAAAATTAATCAGCGTCTGCCACAGAAATAGCAGTACCATCCGATACATCAACCACACCTGAGGCATTGCTTAAAACAATGACCAAACTTGCTGTTGGCGTGCTACTGTCGTAGACGTAAATTAAATCTCCTACCTTAAGCAAGTCAGACGCATTATTAAAATACCCAGCGGTATTTACTGTTGCTATTGCATCTGCTGAGCTATATGACCACATTTGTGGTGAACTTCCAGCCTTGCTTTGACCGCCGATAGGCTGGAGACCAGTTTCAGAATATGCCATAAATTAATCTCCTTTTAGCTTTCACGACAAGTGATTTTAGTAATACCCTCTGCATCAATTGCAACAGATCCAGCAGAAAACATAGATGCCACCAAGAACGAAGTTTTCTCTGGGATGTAATCAACTCGACTCTGCTGGTTCATACCGATACCCAAACCAACCGCATCTTTGTGGAATGCGTAAACGATTCGGTCACTAGAACCATCAATTGCCAAGCCGCCTTCATCACGATCGCCAAGATTTACAAACTTGAATCCTAGGAAAGTGTCAACCTCACCTTGGACTAAAGCCTTGACTGTATTGAAGTCTGAGCTTGTAACAGAAGTTTCGGCCAGTAGCGAATCCATATTGTTAGCGTGAGCAATAATACATCGGCCTTCAGCTGGGACATTTTTAGCGTCCATAACTTTCTTAGCGGCTCGTAATTTTGCTACGTTAAGATTTGTATCCGTACCACCAATATCGTTAGTTACTGCATTAGTGCCTGAAGCAGCAACCAATGCATCAATAACAACTTGGTCCATTCTCCGGCCAATTGCTCCAGATACAACCTGAACCAACTCAGCACGATCTTGAAAATTAACCTTAGCCTGGTTAAATATATCGCTGTATTCTGCTGCGATATAATCTTCCATTGTTGCAGTTACTTGGCTATAAGTTACGCTCATTGGCGTTACGTCTGTTTGTGGCACTCGAATGCTTGCAGTACCTTTACCAATTTTTGGGAATTTTACAGTTGAACCCTCAACAGTTCGCTCTCGCGTCAATCCTGCCAATGCCCTCTGGCCCTGGTAGGCTTGCTTAACCTCGCTGTCGAAAAGGGTTACAAATGCATTGCTGATAGATACAGCCATTTGTGTCTCCTTTAATAATTCAAATAAGGTTTAACATCGCTACGGTTGTCCATCTTGGGCCGTGTGTTGCGAGAACTGGCCGAATAAACGGTTATCAGTTAACATTGAATATATAGATGATGAAATCAATATGCAACTATTAACCGTTTATTGCGTTACGCGTTAGGGGTGTCGTATCTCTCAACAAATAAATCTTCAACTTTTTTGGTGTATACCATATCTTTGCCATATCTTTCATCAGCAACCATAGCATCAAGCTCAGCTCGATCATGTTTGTTGCCTTCCTGAATATCAATTGCAGGGATTGGAGACTCATTATACGATTGCCTAATCTTATTTAAGGCTGTAATGAAACTAGCATTTGTAGATGCGTTAGCAATAGCCTCTGTTTCTTGGTCATTGATGACTCCGGCTGTACTTAACTTTGTAAGCCAAGTGCTGGTCTCAGTAATAATTTTATCTGCGTTACGGCCTAACTTGCCCTTCTCTTCTTGAATGCTAGTTTGTGCAAAATCATTAGCGGCCCCAGCAGCATCAAAATACAACGAGGCAAAATCATTAAAGGCGTCTTGGCTGATACCATGCTTTTTGGCTAAGTCTAAATATCCAGAAAGCATTTCATCATCACTTGGAACATTTGCCTCGGTCATAATATCAGTTGCATATTCACCATCTTTAGGCGCTTTATGCAATCCCTGAGACATTTTTGTTCGAAGTTCTTTGTAATCCTTATTTAACTTATTTAACTCTTCGAATGCGCCCTCGATGTCTGGACCTTCCTTCTCGGACCAAAATTGTTCTGGGATAAAATCGGGCCTTTCTCCCCAATCCTCTGGATCATCTTGATTATCATCAGAGCTAATATGAGGCATAGGTTCTGGCTCTGCAGCTGAAACCTCCTCATTATTATCTGCTTTAATGTTTAATAAAGTTTCTGTCTCCTGGTTATCGCTCTGCGGCTCCTGCTCGGAGTTATCGCTCCCGGCCAGTGCTTCGTCTGTCATAAATTACGTCCTCTCTTTAAGCGCTTTTCAATATCCCTGACTATAGAATTTTGACCCTCTCTATGAAAACCGTAAGAAGAATCATCGCCTGGGAACCAAGTAGGCTGTTCAATAGTAATGCTACGCAAATACTCTAAAACAGCCTGACCTTCTTTCGTGGAAAAGCAACGCACGAAAACTTTATCAATTTCTTCAGATTCATTCACTTGGAGCTACCCCGCCTTGTTGAATTTGCTGCATAGAGCCTTGCATCTCTTGTATAACCTCAGCCCTTTGCTCAGCATTGTTAACGACTTTGCGAGGAATACCCATCTTCTCAATAATGTAATCAATAAGCTCATCTTGATTGATTGCTACTTGACCCATAGGACCTGCGCCTTGTGCTATTTGAACAAACTGCAGCACATTTTGTAAATCATCCATACTTTGAGATTGAGCAAGAGGCGATACTGGGACAATCCTGACCGCTTTACCGTCAGCCTTTATAGGCATAGATATTAAATTTTTTTCATCCATAACATAAAGTATGCGGTTAACTAATGGCATCATGCATTCGGTAATCAATCTGCCGTAAGCAGCGCCCATATTTTGCGACAGCTCTTTCATGCGCTCAACAATTTCAGTAGCAGATCTAGCTGACTGCGTATCAAGTGGCAATGTGTCATCAAGCAACATTTTCTTGATGCCCATCACTAAATCATTAATAATTAACTGGCTGACATTAAAATCAGCTGCGGCTCTCAAAGGCTTTAAACTTTCACCTTGGGGTCCACCGTTTCTAGCAACAGGGATAATTGCGCCCGGAGCAATCGTAATATTTTGAGGATTAAGAACTCCATCATCAGCTGCGGTATATACACCACTAACCGCAATAGACGCATTTTTTAAGATCATCTCTTTTACTTTATTGAGTGTCTTAATATCTGGGAGCGCACTAACCAAAGGCCCTCGGCCATATACTTCGCCAGCAACCTTCATATATCGAGCTACAATCCAAGGACTTACATTCATAGTCCTATAAACCAACTCTGTTGCCCCAGATCCTTTTTGATCTCTTGAATGAATGATGTGGTAACAATAAGTTTGCATTGATTCAGACCAAATAGTTGCCTCAATCAAATCAACCTCTTCCTCAGGTTGTTGCTCAACCCGTCTTAACAAATCATCTGGGATTTTTGCGTCAGGCCATTGACGCTGGATAACATCCAGCCTGAGTCGCATCTTACGATAGACGTTATCCACAACCCCATGAGGCCCTTCTTCAAGGCTAACCAAGTATTGCGGTACTGCCGTAAATCTTACTGGGGCATCACCATCGCCAGGCTGGACTAGCATTACAGCTGTTCCAACGCATAAATCCAGCAAGAACTCAGACATAGCCAAGTCAAAATTAGTTTGACGTATGGTGTCAAACATAATTTCAGTATAAAGATCTAGTGCCTGCCCAATATTATCTTCATCCTCAGCAGGGACCTCATTGCCAGCCTGTAACTTGCACCAATTCCTATAAGGCGGGAAAAGAGCTGATTGAATACGATTGGCAAACCTTTGGGTTGAGTTAATAGCAGTAGCATCAAAAACCCTAGCCATCTTATTCTGCCCCGGGGTTTTGCCTTCATAATAACCGGAATATAAATTTCTTTGAGGCAAAGCGAACTCATAACATTCTTCATATATGTTTCGCCACTGATCTTTTCTAGCCTCTGCTTTCTCAGCTCTTTTTAAAATCTCTCTTGGTTCAAGTTGAGCCATTGTTCTTTGCCTTTAATCGTTTAGAAATTACCGCACTCTTTCGCTTGGCGTCAGCCTTAGATGATGCGCCCCAGGCTTTTAAAGATAATAACAATCGAGTCGGTCTACCTTTACTGTCGCGCTCGGGACCTGAGTTGCCAGCCATTCTTGCCAAAAACGATGCCCTGCGGGGATTATCACCAAATTTGACAGGCGGTTTAAGGTTGGCCCCTGTAGTTCTTTTAAAGTGAGCTCTACCAGCTGCATTCAAGCCACCTTTTGGGTTTTGATGCTTCTTCAAAGTCATTACGATTTAACCCAAAGTAGTTG